AATAGCAAATTTGAATATACTATGTTAAAAGGTACAGAAAGTGTAACTCAAACAACTTACGAACAATATGACGAGAAGCCTAACAACAGCGATAAAGAACGAACTAGCGACTAATGATATTAGGCCTGTTCATCTTATTACTATTGGGTTTGCTACTCCTGTTAATATAACAGATTGCTCATTTGATTTAACATCATCAGTTTCAGGCTCATCAGTTACTTATTCTTCTAGTGATTTTATATTAGGTATATCTAACCATAGTGAACAAACTGATTTAACTAAGGCTAGTTTAAATTTATCATTATCAGGAGCAGATCAAACATTTATATCTTTAGTTTTAAACGAAAATGTAACAAACGACACAGTAGATATTTATAGAGGCTTTTTAAATGATTCTAATACATTAATTGCTGACCCATTTCTTTTATATAAAGGTCATATAGAAAGTTTTGGAATACAGGAATCAGAAAAAGATAGTACAATAGGTTTATCAATAGTTTCACATTGGGCTGACTTTGAAAAAAAGAATGGTCGTAAAACAAACAATACATCTCAACAAAGATTCTTTAGTACAGATGTTGGAATGGATTTTAGTTCACAAACTGTATTAGATATTAAGTGGGGTAGAGCATAATGGGTTGGAAAAAATTTATACCAAAACCAATTAGAAGTGCTGTAACAAGTGTTGTTACAAATGTATTTAATATAAATCCTTTTGTTGCTTTAGGCATTAGTTTATTTTTATCTTGGATATTAAGACCCAAAGTTCCTGAAATAGAAGATTTTGGAACTAACTCTTTTGATGATTTTGAAAGAGGTTTATTAGTTAATAAACAATCTAATGACTCTAATATTCCTGTAATTTATGGAGAAAGACTTACAGGGGGAACTAGAGTTTTCATGGAAACTTCTGGCACAGATAATACTTATTTATATATGGCTATTGTTATGGCAGAGGGAGAAATAAACGATATAGAAGAAATAAGAGTAGATGATAAAGTTGTTACATTTGCGTCTAGTTTTTCAGATGGAACAGCAGTTGAAGTATCAAGTGATGATAGTAATTTTTTTAAAGCAAATCCAAATGTAGAGGGGTCAAGTGCTGAAAGTTTAATCAGATTAGAACCTCACTATGGCACAGATGGTCAATCAGCATCATCTTTATTATCTACATTATCTTCTTGGGGAAGTAATCATAAATTATCTGGCTTATGTTATTTAGCAATAAGATTAAAATGGAACTCTGATGCATTTGCTGGACTTCCTAAAATACAAGCAAGGATACAAGGTAAAAAGGTTGTAACTTTAGCATCTAATTTATCTGAACAAACTGCTAGTTATTCAACAAATCCAGCATTTTGTTTATTAGATTATTTAAGAAATACAAGATATGGAAAAGGATTAGCAACTAGCGAAATAGATTTACAAAGTTTTTATGATGCTTCACAAGTTTGTGTAACACAAGTAACACCATATTCAGGTGCTAGTGATATAAATATTTTTGACACAAATACTGCATTAGATACTTCAAGAAATATTTTAACTAATGTTAGAGAACTTCTAAAAGGTTGTAGAGGCTATCTTCCTTATAGTTCTGGTAAATATAGTTTAGTTATTGAAACAACAGGAAGTGCAAGTATTACATTAACAGAAGATGATATTATAGGTGGTTATAGTTTAACAACACCTGATAAAAACGAAAAATATAATAGAGTTATTGTTGGTTTTGTTGACCCAGCAAGAAATTATCAAGTTAACGAAGTTCAGTATCCAGCTATTGACGATAGTGGATATTCAACAGCAGATAAACACGCAACAATGAAAACTGCTGATGGTGGTTTTTTGTTAGAGGGTAGATTTTCATTCAGTACAATCACTAGCCAATATCAAGCAGAAGAAATGGCAGAGGTAATTTTAAGAAGATCAAGAGAAGCATTATCTTTAGGTATTACAGTTAGTTTAGATGCTTATGATTTAGCCATAGGAGAAATAGTTAATATTACCCATTCTTCTTTAGGATTTTCTGCTAAACCTTTTAGAGTTCTTGGAATAACTTTTAATGAAGATTTTACAGTTGGTTTATCTTTAGTAGAGCATCAAGATTCACATTATACTTGGGCTACAAAAACACAAGCTACAGCAACACCATCAACTAATTTACCTAACCCTTATATTATTCAACCACCAGCAAGTATTACTTTAGATGATACTTTGGTAGAATATAATGATGGAACTGTAATTGTAGCTTTAGATGTATCAATAAGTGCTTCTCCTGATAGCTTTGTTGATTATTACCAAGTTGAATACAAATTAAGTACAGATTCAGATTTTATTATTTATGCACAAGGTTCAGGATTAAATCATAGAGTATTAAATGTAATTGACCAAAAGATTTACAATGTAAGAGTTAAAGCTGTTAATAGTTTTGGAGTTTCATCAACTTATGTATCAGCAAATAGAACTATTGTAGGTGCAATAGAACCACCTAGTGATGTAACAGATTTTTCTTGTAATATCTTAGGACAAGAAGCACATTTGTCATGGACACAAATACCAGATTTAGATTTAGCTTTTTATCAAATAAGATATGCAACAGATACAGATGGTACAGGAGAGTGGGCAAACTCTGTATCTTTAATAGAAAAAGTATCAAGACCAGCTACAAGTATTAGTACAGTTGCTAGGGCTGGAACTTATCTTATTAAAGCATTTGATAAATTAGGTAACGCAAGTTCTAATGCAACTGCAATAGTTTCTAATGTTACAGGAGTAGAAAATTTTAACACAATAACTACTGTATCTGAACACCCTGATTTTAATGGAACATTAACAGATACAGCAATAGTAGATGACACTTTGAGATTAGATTCATCTGAATTATTTGATTCAGCTTCAGGAAACTTTGATGCAGAAACAACTAGATTTTTTGATTCAGGTGTTGCTAATGCAGACTTTAAACCAACAGGAAATTATTTATTTGCAAATGTAATAGACATAGGTGCTAAACATACTTCAAGAATTACAGCTACTTTAAAGCAAACTTCTGATGACCCAGATGATTTATTTGATAATAGAACAGGATTATTTGATTCACAAAATTCTAGTTTTGATGGAGATACACCAGCTAACTCTAATGCACATTTAGAAATTGCTACAAGTGATGATAACTCTACCTATACTGCTTTTCAAGGTTTTGTAATTGGTAACTATACTGCTAGATTTTTTAAATTTAGAGTTGTTTTGACTTCTACTGATTTAGCTTCAACTCCTGTTGTTCAAGAAGTAACAATAACAATAGATATGCCTGACAGGATATTTTCTGGAAACGATATAGATTCTGGTGCTGGAACTAAAACTGTAACATTTACAAATCCATTTAAAACTGATAATTATGCAGTAGGTATTACAGGCGAAAACATGGCAACAGGAGATTTCTTTATAGTAGAATCAAAAACTATTAATGGATTTAATGTAACATTTAAAAATTCAAGTGGAACAGCAGTAGATCGTAAATTTGATTTTATTGCAAAAGGCTTTTAAAAGGAGTATAAAACATTATGGCACAACACGATTATAACATAGCAAACGCATCATTTCCCTCAGTAAGATCAGACATTAATGATGTTTTATCTGCTATAAATACATCTAATTCTGGTACATCAAGACCAAGTGGTGCAGTAGCTGGTACAATCTGGCTAGATACATCAGGTGGTGCAACTGCTCATCTTTTAAAATTTTATGACGGGGGTGCTGATATAACTTTAGCAACGATTAATACCACAGCTAACACAGTAGATTTTTCAGATTCAGCTATTAATATTGTTACTGACACTACTCCACAATTAGGTGGTATGTTAGATGTTAATGGTAATGCTATTGGAGATGGTACTTTAGAACTTTTAAAATTTGTAGAAACAGCAAGTGCAGTTAATGAACTTACTATTACAAATAACTCGACAGGAAATAATCCTATACTATCAGCAACAGGTGGCGACACTAATATAGGATTAAATTTAGTTTCAAAAGGAACAGGTGTTTTACAAGGTAATGGTTCTGCTTTAAAAATTGCTGGTAAAGAAACTATATGGGTTCCAGCAGTTGCTATGTATCCAAATAGTACGAGTGGTTGTGCAGATTTATCACAAACTGAACTAGGTAATGGGCCAGAATTAAAAACTTTAGATTTTGATAAAGATTCAGATGAATTTGCACAATTTTCAGTAGCCTTTCCTAAATCATGGAACGAGGGAACAATAACTTTTCAAGCATTTTTTACAGCAAATAGCACAAACACTGGTAATGCAGTTTGGAAATTACAAGCTGTTGCTCTAGCAGATAATGGAGATTTAAATACAGCTTTTGGAACAGCAGTAGGTGTAGCTAAATCTCATAGTGGTACAGCAAATGATTTAGATGTTACAACAGAAACAGGAGCGGTTACAATAGCAGGCTCACCAAGTACAGATGAATATGTATTTTTTCAAATATTTAGAGATGCAAATGATGGCGATGATACTTTAACTGCTGATGCAAAATTATTAGGTATTAAATTATTTTATACAACTGACGCATCTAATGACGCATAATTATGAGAGATTTAAATAATAAACTCATATCAAGTAAGAACACAAAAAATATTCAATCAAGAAAAAGAAAATCATTTGGCTATCAAGTTTTAGGATTTGGTGCTGGTGGGAAAAAACCTTTTGTAGCATATAACATAGAATATTTAGTTATAGGTGGTGGTGGATATGGTCGAGTATCTGCTCCAGGAGGAGGAGGTGCTGGAGGTTACAGAAATTCTTATTCATCAGAAACATCTGGTAGAAACTCCTCGTCAGAAAGTGCATTAACTTTAGCTGATGCAAATTACACAATTACAGTTGGTGCTGGAGGCTCATCATCAAATGGGTCAGATAGTTCTATAGCTGGAACAGGAATTACCACAGTTACATCTTTAGGTGGTGGTTTCGGTGGTAGAGATGGACAAGCTGGAGGAGATGGAGGCTCTGGAGGTGGAGGTTCTCAAACAAATTCAAATGGTGGGTCAGGTACATCTGCTCAAGGTTTTGATGGAGGTGGATATAATGGTGGAGGAGGTGGTGCTTCTTCAAATGGATTTGATGGTTATGGTAATAATCAAGGATTACCAAATGGAGGAAAAGGGGGTTCAGGTTTAGCATCTTCAATTACAGCTTCATCTGTCACAAGAGCATCTGGAGGAAGTGCATATTATTACGCACCAGCACCGACACGATCTGCCAACGTCACAGGAGGTGGAGGTGGTGCTTCACAAACAAATGGAGTTGCAAATACAGGTGGGGGCGGTGGTGCGGATGGGGGTCAAGGTGGTTCAGGTGTTGTTATTTTAAGAATACCAACTGCAAATTATTCTGGAACTACAACAGGCTCTCCTACAGTTGCAACATCTGGCTCAGATACAATATTAACATTCACAGGTTCAGGGAGTTATAGAGCATAATGGCACATTTTTGTAAATTAAATTTTTGGAATAAAGTTGAAAGAGTTGAAGTAGTATCTAATGATATTGCAACAACTGAACAAGCTGGTATAGATTTTTTAAATAATCTTTATAAGACAAATGATGCTTGGGTTCAAACTTCTTACAATGAAAATTTTAGAAAAAATTTTGCTAGTATTGGATTTGAATATGACCAAACTAAAGATGCTTTTATACCACCTCAACCATATCCATCATGGACTTTAAATGAAGATACTTGTAAATGGGAAGCACCAATTTCTAAACCAGATAATACAAATATATATTTTTGGAATGAATCTACAACTAGCTGGGATTTAATTTAATATTAATGGTCAAATAATTAACATAGGAGTTTAAATGAAACTTTCAAAAAATTTTTCTTTAGAGGAGATGGAAAAGAGTTCTACTGCTATTAGGCTTGGTATTAAAAATAAAGCTGGTGCTGGAGAAATTAAAAACTTAGGCGATATTTGTTATGAGATATTAGAGAAAGTTCGTACTAAATTTGATGATAAGCCTGTTACAATTACATCTGGTTTTAGATCAGAGGAACTATGCGAAGCAATAGGAAGTAAAAAAACATCACAACACGCAAAAGGACAAGCAGTAGATTTTGAAATAGCTGGTGTATCTAATCTTGCTATTGCAATTTATATTTCTAATAACTGTCATTTTGACCAACTGATATTAGAATACTACACAGGAGAACCATCATCAGGGTGGGTTCATGTATCATATTCAGATGGCTCTAATAGAAAACAAGTTTTGACATATGATGGGTCGTCTTATACTAATGGATTACCAGATGCAAAATGGTCTGGTGGCAAATTTGCAAACTAGGAGTTAATATGCTTACAAAGAAACAAAAGAAACTACCACTAGCTTTACAAAAAGCTATTATGAATAAAAAGAAGAAAAAAAAGAAAGCGAGAAAATAATATGGCTTATGGATATAGTATGAAACCTAAGAAGAAAAAAAAGAAAAAGAAAAAGAGTAAGAAGAAGTAAATGGTTAAAGTAGCATCAATCACAGGAATTATTAAAGGTTTAAAACCTAGACAGCAAAAGACTATGAAAAGTCATGCTCGTCATCATTCATTAAAGCATATGCGATCTATGGCTAATGCTATGAAAAAAGGTGCTACTTTTTCTTCTGCACACACTAAAGCTATGAGGTCAGTTGGAAAATGAAAAGACGTAGAGTACCAAAAGATAAGAAAACAAAAATCCCAAAGAAATATTTATCAGGGCTTAGTGGTGGTAAAAGATCAGCTAGAGCAAGTCTTATCAAAGCTATGTCAGATGCTTATAAAAAAGGTCAAAGAATACCAAGATCAATGTTTAAAGCGAGATATAAATAATGGCTATAAGAAGAAAACCACTATCTGCACAAGTTATTTCTACACTTAGAGCAAAAGCAAAAAAAAGAAAAAACATTACATTAGGCCAATTAAAGAAAGTATATCGTAGAGGTCAAGGTGCATTTTTGTCATCAGGGTCAAGACCAAGAACTTCTATGGCTTCATGGTCAATGGGTAGAGTAAATAGTTTTTTAAGAGGTAGTAGAAAACATGATCTTGATTTAAGAAGAAAGAAGAAAAAGTAATGGCTAAACAAAACGCATTACAGAAAATAGAATCACACGAAAAACTATGTCGTATAATGCAAAAACTAACTCACGATAAAATTCATTCAATAGAAGAAAGAGTAAAACGATTAGAAAAGATTTTACTAATCTCAACAGGCTCATTGATTAGTGCTATGGGCTATGTAATATTTACATTATTATCAAAATAAGGTACAAGTTCTACTTGTATGAGTTATAATTCAATTTTATGTATTTCTGATTTACATATTCCAGCACACCACCCACAAGCATTTGACTTTTTAAAACTATTAAAGAAAACTCTTAAACCAGATTTAATTGTAAATGGTGGAGATGAATTAGATAAACACGCATTGTCTATGCACGATTCTGACCCTGATCTTCCTAGTGCTGGAGATGAGTTAAGACAATCTAAAAAATATATTTGGGAACTTAAAAAGATATTTCCTAAAATGACTTTACTTCATTCTAATCACTCATCATTAATTTATAGACGAGCATTAAAACATGGTATGCCAAAAGCATATTTAAGATCATACAATGAATTTTTAGAAATAGATCATCAATGGAAATGGGTAGAAGATTTAAACCTTAAATTAAGTGATGGTTCAGAATGTTATTTTACGCATGGAATGGCAAGTGATGGTATCAAATTGGCCATGCAGTATGGAAAAAATGTTTGCCAATTTCATTTTCATTCAAAGTTTAATATACAATACTTTAGCAATCCTGATAATCTTATATGGTCTTTACAATGTGGTTGTCTTACTAAACAATCAAACCTTAATTTTCTATATTCGAAGAACCATAGACTTAGATTTGTAATTGGTACAGGTGCTATCATAAATGGACAACCTAGACTATATCCTATGGTTTTAGATAAAAAAGGCGATTGGATAGGTAAAATTGTCTAGGTTAAAGCCACACAGAGCCACAGAGAAAGCTACTGATAAGCAAATAGGTGGAAACCATTACAAAGGTAAAATACAGCCAATAGAATTGATCGTATCGCATAATTTAGACTTCA